GGCCCAGAACTTTGCAAACCTAAACTCGTGGCTTCATCAGGCCGTGCCATGGCTTCCAACTCTTGGCGTATTATTCAAAGCAACGATTTTATATTTGATGCTAATGGTATTGACACTAATTCTTTAGGTAAGAAGGTCTTTGGGCAGCGTCCAGACCTAATAATCTTAGATGATATTGAGAAGGGTGAGAAGAACTACTCTGAATACCAGGCAGGGCAACAGAAAAATACAGTTTTTGACGATATCGCACCTATGAACATTTATGCTCGTATGATTTTTGTAGGAACAACCACAATGCCTAACTCTGTAATGGACCAATTTAGAAAATATGGCGAAGGCTATGATGATCCTGAGTTAGGTTGGATTAAAGACCAGAATGTTGATGTCCACTACTATCCAGCCATTATGCCTAATGATGATGGCTCTGAGAGGTCAGTATGGCCTGAGAAGTGGCCTCTGGAGTGGCTCAATAGCCAAAGACACCTTAGAGACTTTGCCAAGAACTATATGAATCGTCCAGTTAACACAGATGGCATGTTTTGGACCAATGAAGATATTATTATTGAAGAGTTATCAGATTATGGCAACACTGTCATATCTATTGACCCAGCAGTGACAAAGAATAAAATCTCTGACTATACAGGTATTGCTGTAATGTCCAGAGGCGTAGATGCTCTTGGCAACTCTAATATTTATGTTAGACACGCAGAGCAAGTAAAGATGTCTCCATCAGAAATAGCAGAACGAGTGACTTATCTGGTTGAGAAGTACGATGTTGGTGTACTTTATGTTGAAGTAAACCAAGGCGGAGACTTATGGAAAGATGTTTTTAAGTCAGTTCCCGCAAAATATAGATCCAAATCACAAAGCCTATCAAAGCAGATTCGTGCTGGCAAGGCTTTAAATTTCTACCAACAAGGAAAGGTGCGACACACTGCACATTTTCCAACATTGGAAGAGCAGATGTGGGCTTTTCCAAAAGTATCACATGAGGATGTACTTGATGCTGTTGTTTCTGGCGTTTTGTACTTTTTAGATAACAAAGCGGTAAAATTAGAAACAAAACAAATAAATTACTTAAGGAGACAACATGTCTGACATTAAAAAGGCTATTGATACAATAGTAGATAGAAGAAATACATATTTGGTTGCTGAGGAATATTACGAGGGAACTAATTTAGAAGTTTTCTCAAACAGCCGTTGGCTCAAAATGTTAGGAAACATAAGAAACAATTTTAGATTTAACTTTGCTAGAACTGTAGTAGATTCAGTTCTTAATCGTCTAGAAATTGCCAACATAACAGCAAACACGGAGGAAGCAAACAGAAAAATTAACGATATTTGGGATATGAATGATTTGCAGATTGATGCAGATGAAATTCATCGTCGTGCCCTAGTCTATGGTGATTGCTATGCAATTGTTTGGACAGATATCAACGGAAACACCACAGTTGATTACAACTCACCACTTACAACTGTAATGATTTATGATGATGAGAATCCAAGAGTCAAAAGATTTGCTGCTAAGTTGTGGCAATCAGAAGACCCACTGGATTACACAAAGAAAACATCACATTTAAACATGTATTACCCAGATCGCATTGAAAAGTACACAATGCCTGGAGAAGTTGTTAATATTGTCTCTGCTAACGGATTCCTTCCAGTTTCTGTAGTAGAAAATCCTTGGAACGAAGTTCCAGTGTTTCATTTCCGTACATCTAAGCAGTATGGTCGTCCAGAACACACTGATGCTTACGGACCACAAGATGCAATCAACAAATTAATGACAACACATATGATTACTGTTGATTATCAAGGAGCACCACAGCGTTATGCTCTTGGTGGTGCAGGAAACTCTTCTGAGTTTGAAGATTTTGATGAGACAGGAACAGATGCAGAAAATATTGGCAAGTTAAAGAACGGACCTGGAGAACTTTGGTATCTTAAAGGCGTTGACAAGGTTGGAGAGTTCTCTCCTGCTGATCACAAGGTATTTACAGAACCAGTTAGAGATTTTGTTCGTGCCATGGCATCTATTACAAACACTCCGCTTCACTACTTTGAGAAGACTGGAAGCATTCCTTCTGGTGAATCACTCAGAACTGCTGAAGCACCACTTATTGCAAAAGTAAAGGACCGTCAAATTACTTTTGGTTCAACTTGGGCTGACATGTTTAGATTTATTCTAAAAATGGAAAACTCTACAGAACCAAACATCCAAGTTAGATGGAAAGATATTGAAAGCATTGACAGTTTAGATGCTTGGGAAGTTGCTGTTAAGAAGCGAGTAGTTGGCGTATCTCTAGAGCAAGTTCTTATTGAAATGGGTTATGATTTAGAAGTTGCAAAAGAAATAGCAGCAACAGAACAATCACTAACTAGTTTATCTCAAAACACAAACACAAACAATGTAATGATGGAAGCCACAGGAGGCGAAATTGGAAACGAATAACACAGAAGAAGTAACAACCGAAGCAACAACTGAAGAGGCAACTCTAAATGATCCAAAGGCAGTTCTTGCTGCCTTGGATCGTGCAAAATCTGATGCTAAAAAGTTCAGGGAACAAAAAGAACAACTTGAAGTTGATCTAAATAGCACTAATCAAAAGATAGCAGAGTTTAGTGGAAAACTACTCCATGAGAAGGTTTTACAAAAAATATCTGCTGAAGGAGTTAAAGAGCCACGAAGACTTCTTAAGTTTATGGACTTGACGAAGTTTGAGTTTGATGAGAATTTTGAGGTTGTTGGGTTTGACGATCAATTTAAACAACTTCAGGAAGATCTTCCAGAAATCTTTGATCCAAAACTTAGGGTTGGTGGTCAGGCAGACACTGCTGTAAAGGCTAGTGTTAGCACTCAATACACAGCAACTCAATTACAGGCTGCTAAGATACTTGGCAAATTGTAATGTAATGCTATAATAGACTTATATAGTGCTGGTGGACGCTTGCCCTATAATTAGTCTGAATTAGACGATTCAAACCTATAACTTAATAATTTTAATATCCATAGGAGGATAAAATGACAATTAGTCGCACAGACCTAACAGAGGCAAACGGCTACATCCTAGAAGAGCAAGGGTCCACAGTAATCCAGGACCTAATTGCAAATTCTGCTGTAGAGCGTTTTGCCCGTCGTGAAGCAATGGCCTCACGCACAAAGTCAGTACCTCGCTTTGTTGGAGATGCACCAGTCGTAGTCGCAGAAGGCGATGAGATCCCAGCATCAAACCCAACACTTGACGAAGTAGTATTGACAGCAAGAAAGTATGCACAATTGATGCATATCTCAGAAGAAGATGTAAACGATTCACTAGTAGACACACTTTCTGTTTACAAGCGTGAATGGGCATCTCGCTGGGCTCGTAAGTTTGACAATGCTTGCCTTGGCGTAACAGCAGCAGGCGACGGAGATGACGGCCAGCCGTTCACATCTCTATATCGTGCAGTATCACCAGGTTCTGCAGGAACAAACCTAATCCAGACTGGTGGAGCACTTTCATACGATGACATTAATAATGCACTTGGTATTGTTGAAGATTCATCTAAGTTTGATGCAGCCAACACAGTATGGATGGCACACCCAAAGATGCTTAAGGAAATCCGTGGAATGGTCAAGGGTAACTCTGATCTAGTTCTACCAGATCCACTAGCAGGAACTCCAGGATCTCTATTTGGATATCCATTGGTAGTTTCATATGGTGCTGCAACTTCAGCAGCAGCAACAGATTCACCAGCAGGAAACGCATTGCTCATCGTCGGTAACCGTCAGATGCTTATCAATGGTGTTCGTGGTGGAGTAGAATCAGTAGTATCTCGTGATGCAGAATTCGCTCGTGATGGTGTAGTCTTGAAGACTCGCATCCGTCGTGGATTCGCAGTTGCAGATGCAGACGCATTCGCAATCGTTGAGAAGACAGGAGCGTAATCCATATGCCATCAAAACTATACGGACAGTTCCTATCACAGGCTCTTAACAAAGAGATTGATTGGGATACAGACACCATTAAGGTTGCTCTTCTCACAAACTCATACACACCAGACCAGGATGCACACAATTACTACGACGATGTTGTAGCAAATGAAGTAACTGGCACAGGTTACACAGCAGGTGGAAACACTCTCGCTAACAAGACCAACACATACAACTCAGCAACAAACGTAATCGTTCTTGATGCTGATGACACAACTTGGTCTTCATCTACAATCACTGCTCGTTATGCAGTCGTATATGATGCAACACCTGCAACTAATGCAACAAAGCCACTTATTGGTTATGTTGACTTTGGTTCAGATCAATCCTCAAACAATGGTAACTTCACCATTACTTGGGATGCTACAGGTATCGTAAGGATCACAGTAGCATAATGAACATTAGAGTAGAAGCAGGTCCACTAACTATTGGCTTTACCGCAAATATAGTTGAGCCTACCGTTAAGGTAGAAATTAAGGCTATCCATGGCCATCATCTCCGCTCAACTTGGACCTGCTTCTCTCTATCCACTCCATCTATCAATGGCCACAGCCTATCTGGGATTAATCCAGAACTATCATTGATTGGAGGAATGGCTACGCTGTAACAGGCGTAGTCTTTTTTTATGAGCGCACTAAGCAATAAAATTAATTCATATGCAATACAAAATGGTATTGAGTTTAACCAGGCTTGGTCAAATCCACCAACTCAAACTGGCACAGTACAAGAACTTGCTACACAGTATTGGGCTATTCAAGGAGCAACTCCAGTTTATGAACCATCAGTAGGTCCGCCTGGCGGTGCTGGTTCTTTGCGTGCTAATTCTTTTTACGATCCAATAAATACATCAAACTCATTTGCTTCTCGTGTTAGAAATACTGGCGGTAGCATTTTAAGTCAATTTAATGATTTTGATATTTCTATGGGTTATTGGTTTAAATATAATTCATTTCCTACAAATTTAAGTACAGTTTTAACTTTTGGTAACTTTTTATTAATCCCTAGCACAAGTTATTTTGTTTTGGGAACAACTTATGATAGCACAAATCAAAATCATAAATTTCAAATGATAGACGGAAGTGGAAGCACTACTACCGTTTTTGGTGTAGCAGATACAAATTGGCATTATTTTGCATATCGCAGAAGTGGAACTAACGCATATTATTATCTTGATGGACAATTAGTTTTTACTAGAACAGAAAATATCCTTAATGAAAATGCATCACAATTTCAAATAGGTAGTACTGGTGGGGCCTCTTTAAACTTTTCTAATTTTTATCTTGCCTCTTTTAATGAAATTGATGGAACAGATGTTGCAGAAATTTGGACAGTAGGATCTCCTGCTCCAGTAACTGTAAATTATTCTGCTTCTCCAATGACAGCATCTGCAGAATTTGTAGAGCCATCATTAAAAATTGATGACATATTTTTAGCAACACCAGCAACAGCAAGTGCCCTTATTAATCATCCCACAATTGTTACAACTATTGGTGATAGCACATATGTAACAACATCGTTTATTGGATCTGCTGAATTCTTGCCAAACTTTGCGGTAGTTACAAATAGCAATAAAAATATTGTAATAACAGAAACATTAAACGCATCAGCACAACTCCTTGACAATGTTTTAATTAGTACTGGAACTTTTGTGGATATTTCTGTTGAGGAATTTATTGCATCTGCAACATTTGTTAAACCGTTTATTGCTGAACAGCCATTTATAGCCTCAGCAACTATGCCAGGTGGAACTGCAACTGTTCAAGCAAGTTATTTTAGTTTAGTTAAATCATTAAACCCAGTATTTTATTATAACTTTGATGAAAGCACAATGCAAAATTATGGATCTTGGAACATAAGTTCGTATAATGTTGATACTCGTATTTTAAAAAATCAAGCATCTACTGGAGATATGAGTTTAATAGGAGCAGGAAAATCTTGGAAATTTGGTGGCAGTAGTGGTGGATATGAGGACCTAGAGATAATTCCACAAAATGAACAAGGATATTATCCGCCATTCTATAACCCATATGCTCCAGCAACAAATACTAATCCAATCATGGATCTTCAAAAGAGCAGATCTTATGCAATAGAAGGATGGTTTAAACCAGATTCTCCATGGTCTGGCCTTGGTATAAAATTTGGAATTGTAGATTTTAGATATCATCACGCCATAATAAATTTGGTTAGAAAAGAAGGATTAGGAATTGAAATTGATGCAACATTGCCTGCATGGAGTGATGGCGTTGGTGCTGGTGTTCCTGGCCTTAGCAGAGAAAGACTTTATACAATATACGATAATAACTACATCATTCCAAATGATTGGAATCATGTTGTTTTAAATTTTTCTCCAAGTTATGATGTTGATGCGATAACTGGAGAATTAGTTCTTACAACAAATCGTCAAAATCTTCAATTTTGGGTAAATGGAAATCTTGTATTAAACAGAAACTATTTAATAGATTATAACCGTATAACTGCTGTAAATGTTGGAGACAGATTTTCGTTGCAAGAAACATATGATGATGACAGACTTTTTGCAACTTCTTACAGCACTCCTAGCCCATATAACGAGACTACTGGAGATGCTATTGGCGGAAAACGAGGATTTTGGCGTGACTTTGGTGAAGCAACGGGAAACCAGGCAATGTTTGATGAATTTGCAATCTATCACCAACCATTAACAAATTCTCAAATTTTAGATCATTACTATTTTGTTGCTAATCAAAATCCAAATAGAGTTGTTATTCCAGTACCACTAACTGCAGAAGCAACAAGCGGAAATCATATAGCCTTAGCACAGTCAGATAGAAATATTGCAGCAAATGCAATGCTTGGATCAAGCGATTTTATAATGCCAACAGTTAGCGTATCAACATCTTTAAACTATTTTGCATCAGCGTTAAGTGCTTCTGCACTAAATACAAATGTTTTAGTTTTTGTTGGATCAACAATATCTGCAAATTCTGCTATTGCATCAGCAGAAGCAAAAGAAGGATTTCACTTAAATAGTATATATTCTGATTATGTTCAAGCAAACATTGCTCCATATCGCTATGTAACCTTTGATGCTGAAAACGAATATCTAGATTACGGAACAGACAATGACTACTCAATAAGCCCTACCGCAATTGGAGGAACCATAGTAAATCCAGATCTTGGTATTAATGGTAAATCTGTAAAAACTGCTGGAACATCTTATGTTACTGATGGCGTTATTCTTAAAGAGTCTGAATGGAATGATTCCTGGGGCACGGGTCAAAACTCATATCACTCAGCATTTTGGTTCCAAAGATCATTAGATGATGCTTCAACTACTGGTCTTCGTGTATTGTGGAATTTAAACGGGTATAAAGACAATCAACATGTAGTTCTTTATCAGTACCAAGGCAAATTGCACATGCAATTTAACAATGGTTCTGGAACTTGGATTGAAGAAGATAGTGGAACTTTAGATTTATTTGACTACAATCCTCACTTTATCGTTATTGAGTTTGATCACACAAATGTAAATAATAACACAGTTAGAATTTATGTAGACGCTGTTCTTAAAATTACTTCAAATATTGGTTCATATACTGGCACAACAACAAATGCAACATCTGCAGATTCAGGACCAAATAATGAAGCAAATAACCATCCAAGACTTTCTATTGGCTGTCTGATTACACCATTTATTTTAACAGCATTACCAGTTGTTCCAACAAATACCAAGTTAATTATTGATGAAGTTTATTGGGATACT